GACCTGATCCGTATGCCATGGGCACGCCTGATGAGGCTCAGCTTATTGCGGCCGGAATGCTCGGAAAGACCGAGGAAGAGATCAACCAGGAAATCGTTTTTCATCCGGAGGCGGCATGAGCACCGAAACTTTTCTTAATCCTAACGCGGGTCTGATTTCGTGCGACGTCTTTGTCAGAGAAAAAGCACTCGGGCCGGAAGACGTGGTGTACGACTCTTGGCACGTCGTTATCAGCATTCCGGCGTACGTGCAGTGGACGCCTTGCGTCTGGGTGGGGCTCGATGAGGGCGAACGCAGACTGTGGCCGGTTCCGGCGGACTGGCGCATGACAGCAAAGGACTGCGAAAAGGTCGCTGTGGAATTTATCGAAAAACTCAAAAAGGAGGGATTGGCATGAGCAACCCGAAGCACGTGCAGTTGAAGCCTGAGGACGCCGTCAAGATCGTGGAAGTTCTCGCGGATGTTGAAACAACTGCGCCGCGATATTTCAAAAAACAAGGTTTGTCTTTGCAGTTGATGCGGCTGAAGAGAGAAGTCCGCCGCGTTCACGCTCAGTACGAAAGGGAGGATGAGGAATGAAAACGCCTACCGGTGTCTCCCGTGCTGTTGCAGAGAAGCTGACTCGCGCTTATAAGGTCGGCCACGACGTAGGGCTTAAAGGCTGGGCGCCGTCCGTAGAGGCTGAACAGTTCAAGACGAAATTAGAGCAGCGGTATTTCTGGCTGGGCGTCTGCGACGCTCAGGTCGAAAAGAACCACAGGGAGGGCGAAGAATGAAGCCCGCAATGAAACGTCTATACGCCAAAGGGCGGCTGAGGCCCGGCGAGATGAACGCGACTGAATCCGCCTACGCGGCTTTTCTGAAGGCAGAACAGCAGGCGGGGCGCATTGAGAAGTTTTGGTTCGAGTCCATGAAAGTCAAGATTGCCGCCGGGAAGTGCTGGTACACGCCCGACTTCATGGTGCTCCGGCCAAACGGTGAAATTGAACTTCACGAGGTCAAAGGGACGCTCGCCGTGTTTCAGGACGACGCCCGGGTAAAGGTGAAGGTTGCTGCGTCTCAGTACCCGTTCCGGATGTTTGTGGTCTTCCCAAAGGCGAAGCGTCAGGGGTGCGGGTGGAACATAGAGGAGTTTTAAATGAATGAACGACTCGGAATTGCTTTTGTTTTCCCGCCTTTGGTGGCAACCCGACTTGCCCGGGCTGCCGCCGAAGCCCAAGCCTTGCCAAAAGAGTCAATCTCCCGCAAGCGCGTCATCGAAAACGCCGTCGCGCAAGCTCGACAAGAGTGTCCGAGTTTCTTTGCGGATGGTGGCAGTGAGCGGCAACGGGGTACGGATCGGGGAGGACTCGCCGGTGGCAAAGTACACTGACGCTGAGATAGATCAGGTGTTTCAGCTGCGGGATGAGGGGTACAGCTTCAAGGCCATAGCCGATATGCTTGATATGCCAAAATCAACCGTGTGGGCTGTGGCGGCGGGGCTCATGCGTGGAAGAGTTGTGGATCATTGGGAGAGGAGAAAGTGCCGAAACTGACGCCGAAACAAGAACGATTTGTGCAAGAGTACCTTGTCGATCTGAACGCGACTCAGGCTGCAATTCGGGCGGGATATAGTGCGAAGACGGCGCGGGAGCAGGCATCCCGCCTATTGTCAAATGTTAACGTTATGGAGGCTGTTGCGGACGGGAAAGCCGCTCGAACGCAACGGCTCGAAATCACTCAGGATCAGGTGCTACAGTGGCATATCGATCAGTACCGGATCAATGCCAAGACTTACGGGAAAACCGAGTTCGATGGCGAATGCCGGTCTCCAGTCTACGACGATGCAGGACTGCCGGTGCAGGAACAGGTAGACGCACCGGCCGCCAATAAGGCGCTCGAGCTGATCGGAAAGCACGTCGGGTTCTACGAAAAGGACAACAAGACGACAATCGCTGGCGGTCTCAGCATCGGATGGAGCGGCGACAAAGAATGACGGTACAGATAAAAATTCCGTACGCGCCCCGGTATCCTCAGGACGAGATTCATCAGGCGCTTGAAACTCATCGTTTCGCTGTCCTGGTGGCGCATCGCCGTATGGGTAAAACGGTTCTCAGTGTCAATCACCTTATCAAGCGGGCTATCGTTGACGCGAAGGAGCGGGGCTTTTACGCCTACATTGCCCCGTTCCGGAATCAGGCCGAACAGATCGCCTGGGGTTATCTGAAGCACTACACGGCCCCGATACCGATGTGCAAGGTCAATGAGCAGAAGTTATCCATCACACTGCCGAACGGCGTCACTATCCGCATTTACGGTGCCGATAATCCGGATGCCCTTCGCGGCGCGTATTTTGACGGCGTGGTTCTTGACGAAGTGGCGCAGATGAAGCCCGAAGTGTGGGGCGAAATCTTGCGCCCGGCGCTCGCTGACCGCAAAGGTTGGGCGGTATTCATCGGGACGCCGAAGGGGATAAATCTCTTCAGTCAGATGTATGACAAGGCTCTCGAACGCATGGCCGCCGGTGACCCGGAGTGGATTGCAATGCTCTACTCAGTGGATCGGACGCACGTTATTCCGGACAACGAGTTGCAGGCGTTGAAACTCGAAATGTCCGAGAATGAGTTCCGGCAGGAATTCATGTGTGACTTCAATGCGGCGGCCGACAATGTGCTGATCTCGATTGATACCGTCCGCGTCGCTGCGTGCCGACAGTACCGAGAGCACGATTACGCTGCGTCTCCGCGCATCCTTGGTGTTGACGTGGCACGCTTTGGGTCTGACGCTTCCGTGATATTCAAGCGTCAGGGCGTTGTGTCTTGGCCGCCGACAGTCATCCGGAAACTCGACAATATGGCACTCGCGGATCAGGTGGCGATTCAGATTAGAGAATGGCAACCGGATGCGGTGTTTATCGATATTGGTAATGGTGCTGGTGTTGTCGATAGGTTACGGCAATTACGTTTTGACGTGACCGAAGTGGCCTTTGCCGGTGCCTCTTCGGATCCGCACTACGCAAATAAACGTATGGAAATGTGGGCGGAAATGGCGAAATGGCTACAAGACGGCGGGGCAATCCCTCCGGATACGATGCTACAAGCTGACTTGTCCGCGCCGACGTACGGCTATACCACGGGCAAAGGGCTGAAGATTTTGGAGTCGAAAGACAAGATCAAGGAACGCATTGGGCGAAGCCCTGACTTGGCGGATGCTTTGGCGCTCACCTTCGCCGCGCCCGTCGCGCCGAAACTAGATCAGCGGCTCGAACGACAGCTCTACGGCTCTTCGAACGACTACGACGCAAACGAGGAGTTCGATAGGTCGTGGCGTTAACCCGTCCATAAACGCCGGGGCCACGGGGCGAGACTGCAGAGACTAAATTCTGAGGTCTCGCCCATGGCTATTCAATCTCAAATTCGCCGAAGCGATATTTATGTCGGCGACGGTGTGCAGACGCAGTTTTCTTTTTCTTTCAAATTACTGAAGTCTGAGGGTGCCGAAGTTCACGTTGCGCCGCCCCATGGCATTGATGCGGTTCTTAACCCAAATGCGTACGTCTGCGTCCTTAATGACGACCAAGATGTCAACCCTGGCGGCAAGATTACGCTTAAGGAGCCACTGGTAAAAGGCGCGGCGCTTGCCGTTATCTCGGACGAAGCCTATGTACAGCCGACGGTTTTCACAAACCGAGGGGCGTTCTTTCCGACGGTGCTCAATGATTCGCTCGACCGGCTGACGATTCTCTGTCAGCAACTTGTCGAGCAAGTCGGTCGCGCCATTACTACCGATCCCACCGACACGGTGACGCCCGCGGAGTTGAAGCGCAAACTGCTCGATGCCGCAAACTCCGCTACGGTCGTCGCCAAAGGCTACGCGGAAGCGGCCGCCGCAAGTGCGGCAGACGCCAAGCAAAGCCGCGACGACATCCTCGATCACAAGCAGGAGATCGTCGACGCCGTGACCGCCGAAGGCGACAAGCAAAATCAGCGGCTCGTCACCGAAGGCGATAGGCAGGATCAGCGCCTTGTCAGCGAGGGTAATACTCAGATCGACCGGATCAAGGCTGAGGCTGGCAACACTCTGATCGTCAACGGCACGGGATGCGCCGAGAAATTTTGGGCGCTGTCGGCTGATACGCCCGCTGGCACAGATATCGTCATTCCGTCAGGTATCAAGTACCTCGTGGACCGTCACCATCTACGAGTTGCTTGGAACGGCCTCGTTCTTGCTATCGGGCAGAACTTCACGGAAGTCGGGGCGCAGGATACGTTTTCCACCACGTTCCGTTTGACGTTTGACGCGAAGGCAGGCGACGAGATTGACGTTTGGATCGGTGCCCTCGGAAAGGGCGATGTGGCCGAGGCGCTGGCCTTGGCGGGCGAAGCGTCGGCGGCAGTGGCCGATCTCTCGCGCAAGGTTGTATACAAAGAAGAGGTCTAAGAAATGGCAGAAAGTCTCGTAAAGACTCAGCTCTATTCACACGAAGGCAACGCGAATACGCCGCTTGCGCCATATACCGTTGCCGAAGCGGTGAAGGTGAACGACGTTGACGGCAACGCGTCTACCGTCGAAGCAGAAATCGTCGCGCTCCGAAAGGCTGTCGAAGCCACCGTCTCAAAGGGTCAGCACTTCCAAGGCGTGGTGAACTCTACGAGCGGCCTCCCGACTGTGAACTACAAAGCCGGTTGGCTTTACTCGGTGCAGGAAGCCGGTACCTACGCGGGTAATGTCTGCGAAGTCGGGGATTTGATTATCTGCATCAAGGACTACGCCTCTGGCGCTGCGAGTAACGCCGATTGGGCAGTGTTGCAGGCGAACTTAGACGGCGCAGTAACAGGGCCTTCCGCGAGTGTGGCGACGCACGTCGTCGTCTTCGACGGTACGTCGGGCAAGCGAATCAAGGATTCGGGCTTTACGATCGCCGCAAACGTGCCCGCCAACGCGAAGTTCACCGACACGACGTACAACGCCGCCACTGATTCCGCCGATGGCCTTTTGACTGCCGCGCTTCATAAGAAGCTGGTAGGCATCGAGACGGGCGCGGACAAGACGGACGCGGACAATGTGAAGGCCGCCGGTGCTTTCATGACGGCCACGAATACCGCCGACGATATCGCAGACGGCACGACGAAAGTCGTGATGACGGCCGCCGAGCGCACAAAACTCACGGGCATCGCGACGGGGGCAGAGGTCAATCAGAACGCTTTTGCCAAAGTGAAAGTCGGCACGACGACGCTCACGGCTACGGCGAAGCAAGACACCCTCGAAATCGAAGCCGGTGAAGGCGTAACGATCACCGCGTCCGGCAAGAAAGTGACGATCAAGGAAACGTACGTTGACTCGTGCGTCGTCTCGTCGCTTGACAACGTGCCCGCGAATCTCCGGAACGGCGGGCTTGTGATCCTTAAGGGCTGAGACATGGACGCGCTTTACGTCAAGACGGCAAGCGGCCTGCAGAAAGTTGAGATTGGAGGGACGGGTGGAGGCGGTAGCGTTTCTCGCAAGGTCTTCACCAGCTCGAACCGCTCTACAGTGCTTACGGCAGGGACAGCGTTCGGGGTGCCTACGTACACCAATGGTGATAACTCGCTCTCAGTGTTCCTCAACGGTCTGCTTTGCTCGAATGGCGTTGAGTACACAGAAGTCTCGACGACGAGTATCAGTTTTACGTCGGACATCCCGACGGACTTTGAGATTACAGCGGTTGTCATCAGCGGCTCAGGCGCAGGAACGCGGATGGTGCAGACAGACGAAAGTCGGGACGCCGTACTAATGGCGGGGGCTGTCTATGCCGTTCCCTCACATACCGTCGGGGAGAACCGGATCAAGGTCTATCTCGGCGGGTTCTTAGCGGACGATTGGGAAGAGACGTCGGCGACAACGATTGTGTTTGGTTTTGATATCCCTGCGGTGATGCCGATAGTCGTCATCGCAGATACGTAGGAGGAGACATGGCGTTACCTTGGTTTTTCAGAAAGTTATTCGGAGACACGGGGAACAACGGCAAGATCGTTGACGACGTGATTCCGGACACTGTGGTGAAGACGTCGGCACAGACGTTGGATGCAACGAAGCAGGCGCGGGCACGAGCCAATATCGGTGCGGTGTCTGCGGCTGCGACTAACGGGCTTATTCCTAAAAGCGGGAATGCCGGGACGCTGACGACCTCGGAAACGATTGCGGCGGCAAGCAAGGTTAACGACACTTCTGCACGCTCAATGAATCTTGCCTCGGGAGGTTCGCTGACGGTTGCGAACGGCTCGGCGAACATGGCTTGGATTACGGTCGTTGCGCTTAACGGCTCGGCAACCATCACGCTCGGGAGCGCTTGGGCGTGGAGCGGGTCGAGTCCTACGCTAGCGAAGGGCTTAGTAACCCTTGCATGGTACGGTACGTTCGGGGTGGCAAACTTTCAGAAATTCGGAGAGTAAGGGATGCAGGTCTTTTACACATACAACGGCACGGACTACCACAGCGAGTGGGAAGTCCGTATGGCGATTCAAAAGAATGAGAACAAGCGGCTCGGGGAGGTTGAGGGCAAGCCGAGCGAGTTTTGGCCGAAAAACGGCGTGGCCTACACCGAGCGGCCTGACCCCGAACCTACGCTGGATGATCTGAAAGCGGCGAAGAAAATAGAGCTTGAGGCGGGCTATTTGCTGTGGCGTAATGAGACCGGATACTTCACCAGCTCGATAGGCTTTAGGGCTAACGGCAACAGCCGCGCCATGATGGATATTGTGGGACTTGACCGCATGGCGGACAAACAGCCGAAGGCAGCGATTACGTTCAGGGATTACGACAACAAGTATCAGCAGTTAACCCCTGAACAGGTGCACATTCTCGCGGATGAAATCACGGCGGCGGCGAATGACGGGTATCGGCAAAAATGGGAGTATGAAAAGGCGATCAATGAGGCCGCCGACAAGAACGCCATTAAGGGCATGAATATTGAATTTAAGCCCGCCGATTACAGCACTCAGGCTGAGGTGTAATCATGCGGGCTTATTTAAAGCAGGTTCTAATAGGGTTGGATCAGCTTTTGAACACACTCATGGGCGGCTGGGCTGATGAAACGCTTTCTAGCCGGGCATGGCGGCATTACGTCAAGGGTGATTACAAGTGGCCGAAAGTGTTGATCGACGGGATTTTGTTCTTTGACAAAGATCACTGCCAGCGCTCTTACGAGAGTGAAATCAAGCGCAGTCAGTTGAAACCAGAGATGCGGGGGAAAGTATGCTGAATAAAGCCATTCTCGGTAGCCGCCCCACGTTCCGCATTACCGTTTCAGCCGGATCAGGCGGCACGGCCTCGGTTAACAAGCAATACGCCGCCGAAGGTGAAACGGTAACAATCAGCATCAGCCCGTATTCGGACTATGTAATTTCCTCGGTATCAGTGCCCGGCGTGAGTGTTTCAGGCAGTGGCTACACACGTACATTTAAAATGCCTGCGCAAAATGTGACGGTATCCGTCATGTTTACCTACGTTGCCCCAACCTATTCAATCAGTCTCAGCGCTGGCACAGGCGGAACGGCTAGCCTAAGCACCTACAGCGCAACGGCTGGCACGCGCGTTTACATTTATGTGAGTCCGTCCACAGGGTATGAGGTTGCCAGCGTATCAGCCAGTGGCGTGAGCGTGTCAGGCTCAGGGACTACCTACTATTTCACGATGCCCAGCCGCTCGGTCAGTGTGAGCGTGTCGTTTCAAATGTATGCAACGCATACGATTACTGTGGGTAGGAACTCCGCCAATGATCGCGGTTATATCGAAGGGGATATTGGGAAGCTAACACCAAATACAATTGACGGCAGAACAATAAAAAGTTTTTACCATGCGGATGTTGGCTCAATTTCAAAAATTTATATAGAACCACGAAGCGGCATAAAGCAGATAAAAGTAACTAGGTTAGATACCAATAAAACAGATACGACACGAAGTTACAGTGATTACTTTTATTTTTACAATACATTCATAGAACCGAATGATGTAGGTAAAACTATCAGGTTAAATATTAGTTTAATTACATAGAAGTTGATACCGCTAGTCTTATTGTTTTCCCAATATCTTTTTCTGTGAAAAACATATCGGTTGATAAATCTCTAAGTAAATCATCTAGGGAGTGTCTCGATTTTTGTGTCTAGCGCGGGCGCCAACGGCAGTGCGCGATTAAGTCAGTCATCCGCCCCGGCAGGCACGCGCATTTATATCTATTGCACTCCGAATAGCGGCTATGAAGTTTCAAGCGTAACCGGTGGTGTACCGGTATCCGGCAGCGGAACAATTTACTATTTCACAATGCCTGGGTATCCGGTTAGTTTTAGCGTTAGTTTTGATGTTATTACAAGAATATTTAATGTCGGGTATATTCAATTGGATAGCTATGAGTTGTTGGGGTACAACAGCGGGAAGGGACTACTATCCTCCACAACTGGATCGCTTGAGCCAAATGATTACAATGGAAAAACAATATCGGCGTTTTGTTCAAGAAGAGATTATGGAGAAACAAGCGTATTTCTTTTCACAGACCTCCCTAGGGGGACAACGATAAAAAGACTAGATACAGGCAAAACAAATACCGTTGGATCCGCACTTACAGTTGGATCTTTCATATTTGATAGACAAGATGTAGGGAAGCAAATAAAGGTAAAAATTTACTAACTCCGGGAAAAGGAAAGTTACAAGACTAGATTCCGGGTTATCAGTTTTATGCACGACAGATGAACGTAGCGATTACTCAGCATTTACCGGTTATTCGGGCTCTGATTTTTTCACAGCAAACGATGTTGACAAAACAATAAGGTTTTTGGTTCAAAAGACTTAAACCCTTACAACTACCCTGTCATTTGCTCATGTGTTTGGCGACACATGAATGGCAGGCAATGATTTTCTATAAAGGGTACGACGGCGGCATGGGAGGGCTGCATAGCCGCCGCCATGGTGGCGGTTCTTTCCTTGCTCGATGCGGGCAGGACACGAGCGCTGAAACAGGACAATCGGATATCGTCTGTCGTTTTTATCCGGACAAATATGTTTTTGGGTAGCGCCTAATGCGAAACCCCGGCTCGACCGGGGTTTTACGTGCGCGTACTTCCTGACTCTGCGCCGATCATGCGCTAGCCCGCACAAACGCGCCCCGTCGGAAGGCGCAAGAAAATGCCCCGCTTACCTCAACAGCAAGCGGGGCATTTTCGCTTTCGCAAGGCCGCCTATTCCTTGCACACAGCCTTGATGGTGGCTACCGCGCACCACGCTTTTTCAAGCGTGCGAACGTCCTCACTACTGAGTCCGCCGCCATCGCGGGCTTCGTCGCACACCTTGTCGATCTTTTCGAGAAGACAGTGCATGGACTGTTCCGCGCGGGCTTTCATCAGTTCCTTCATTTCCATGGCTATTCTCCGTGTCGGTTCATGATTTCTTTGAGCGCGTCCAGGTCCCCTTTATCTGGCTTGTATGGTCCGATGGAGAATGGATGCGCTTCAAGATTCTTCGAGGCTTCGGCGTACAGCAGATCGACGTCGATTCGATTTTGCTCGTCCACCGCTCCCAAAGACTTCAGAAGCGGTAGATAGCCTTCGATCATCGCCGGGGCTCGCTGAGCGACGAGCCCCGAGATGATGCCGACGGCAAAAGGCAGAGAGCCGCCTTGCTTTTCTGCGGCGGGGATGAGAACTTGTTGTGCAAATTCAGCAATCACCGCAGGCAGATTCCCGATCGGCATCTTCATGGCTTAACCCCGGTTAACGTTGATGCTGCCAGTCACCGGCTGAACCGCCGGAGCCGCGGCTGTGGGCGCAGTCCAGCTGTTGTAACGTTCCATCACTTCAGGACAGATCGCGGTGCGAGGCACGACGAGGTGGGTGATCTGGTTCAGCGTGTTGTTGATCCCTGCGACGGCGTTGTTGAGCTGAGCGATACCGCACCCGCACGTCTGCGCAACAGTGTCGATCTTGGCGCCGAGTTCGGAGCGAACAAGCTTTTCACGCAGGTCAGCGATTTCAGCGTTGCTCTTCATCTGGGATTCAAGCACCGCAACGCGTTCGCGGTTGCTCGCGGATTCCTGAGAGAGCGGCTTAATGTAGTCCATCAGACGGTTTTCGAGCTTCTCGTTTTCGGAGCGCGTCGCCTGATAAAGCGTCGTGTCCTGATTGTCCGAGTACTTCTGCGAAGTGAGCTCGGCGATTTTGGCGTCCTTTTCAGCAATGACGCCAAGCGCGGCCATCTGCGGGGCGCAGTTGTTTCCACCGAAGAGGCCGCCGAGCAGGCCGCCGTTTCCGTTGTTCGCGGAACCGAGAAAACCGAGGGAGCCCAAAACGAGGGCAGGGATGCCTACGCCGTTGGCGAGGCCTTTTGTTGCAAATTCAGCCATAGCAAACTCCTTTTGCTATGGAACTCAAGGTTCTCAGGATTGTGCGCTCGCTTGGCGCTGAGAAGTGGGCTCAGGGGCCTCTTTTGAAACAGGCTCCGAATGGGCCTGCAGATTGGAATACGCGGAAAGGTCGATGACGTTCATCGTTTTACAGCGACACAAGATGTAGATGCGTCCGCCTGGAGGCCTGTCTAGCGAAAGGTCGAAAAGGCGTTTGCCGCATCGGCAACGGACTTGAACTTCCATTGCAGTACCCTCCCATGAAATTTCATGAACGCATCGTATTTGCAGGGCTTTGAAGTTTATGGACGATTGAGCGATTGTCGTCCATAAATGTACCGTCGCCCCGCTGAAACTGCGGGTATGCGATACGTACTCATGTCCTGTTATGACCTGCTGCGGAAGCACCGAGATTTGCTGGAAACGAATTTCCGCGAATCAGGTAACGGCCCGATCTTTGATCCGACGGAAGACTTCTACCGCGCACTCTCCGAAAACTCGCTGGCGTTTGCCTTTGTCGCCTACGACGGAGAAAAAGCGGTGGGGGCTGCGTCGATCTTTGTTGCGCCTCATCAGCATTCTGGGGAACTTACGGCCTGCAACGACACGATTTTCGTATTGCCCGAATACCGAGGGACGATGGTGCCCGGACGGCTTTTTGTGATGTGTGAGCGTGAGGCAAAAAAGCGGGGGTGTACGTCGTTTCAGTGGATCTGCGACGAGCAAGCACCACTCGCCGCGGCTTTGCAGAAACGGCCGCATTCAGGCTGTCAGGTGACATTTATAAGGAGTCTGTGATGGCTGAACCTTCAGCAGAAGAGTTGGAACGTCGGCATTTGCGAAAGCATCGACTTGGAGGTGACAATAAATGAGCCATGGCCTTGCTTTGAAAATGGGCCTTGCCAACATTGTTTCTCGCATTACATCCCGTAGGCGTAACAACGGCACCCCTGGCAAGCCTGCTAGTGCTGAATCCACAAGGGCAGACGACGCGAACGTAAGTAAGCTTTCAACAGGTGGAGAAGACGCGGCAATGGACGCTGGTACGTCTGGTGCTGCGGACGGTGAAGGCGGAAAGTTATTCCGCAAGCGCAATACGTTGGGGGGCTAACAAATGGGATTTTTCTCTAAATTAAATCCGGTAAAGGCCGTAAAGAAGGCTTTCAACAAAGTAACGGGCAAAGACGCCCGCGACAAGGCTAAGGAAGAAGCACGTCGGCAGGAGGCCGAATTAGCAGCGCAGAAAAAGAAGCAGCAATCTTTGTTGGACCAGCAACAACGCAAGTCCAACGGGAACGACGCTGATTCCTCTCAGCTTTCAGGGCTTGGTGACTTCGGCGCTGACTCCGGTCCGGGCGATTCGTTGACGGGGCTTGGCGGCATCAGTACGGATGATCTCAAACTGCAGAAGAAAAAGCTTTTGGGGGCGTAGCTATGGCGCAGACAATCGCTGGGGCAATTATCGGTGCTGTCACCGGCGGCCTCAACATTTATACCCAAAAGCGCCAACTGGATCGTGAGAAGGCTTTGGCAGAAAAGCAGTATCAGGCCACTAAGCAAGCTTATGAAAACGAGGCGCAGGAACGCGAGAAGGCTAACGGCAAAGAACCGGATATTGATTCTTTGCTTGCTTCAAACTCGTCCAGCAAGCGGGCGGCTACTGATCTAACGGGAGGCAAGCTGAAGAAAACGAAGCTGTTTAACCAAACGAGCACGCTCGGGGGCGCGAATGGCAGTTGATGTCAAGCAGCTTCAGCAGCGCTTGGCTGGGCTGAAAGCGGAACGTGAGACGTGGGAAAGCCTTTGGTACGACATACGCGACTATGAGGTGCCGGACTTGGGGGCGTTCCCCGGTGAGCGTGGCTACGAGGGCGGTAAGCGCTACACGCGCCTGTATGATGCCGAAGCCGCAGACAGTGCCGATATTTTGGCGGCAGGACTCTTGGCGGGCGTCAGTTCGCCGTCGCGGCCGTGGCTGCGTCTTACGACAATGGATCCGGACTTAGACGAATCGCCGGATGTGAAACAGTGGCTGTCTGACCTTCAGGACTTGATCCTGATGTATTTCGCAAAGTCGGAGGTCTACAACTCGCTGCATCGCTCATATCTTGAGCTTCCGGCGTTCGGGACTGCGTGTTCCATTGTGCAGCGTCACCCTGACCGTGTCATCGACATGATGAATCTCACGGTTGGGGAATACTGGCTCGCGGCTGATCCGTTCGACCGTATCGACACGGTTTATCGTCATATCAGCATGACGGCGAAGCAGATGGTGCAGAAGTTCGGTATCGATGCTGTCAGCACCGATGTCAGAAGTTCCTTACGCGATAACCCGTACCGTCGCTTTGACGTGATGCACGCCATTGAGCCGCGTCTTGACCGTAACGTGATGAAGCACGACAACCACAATAAGCCGTGGCGGTCTGTGTATTGGGAACAAGGCCGCAGTGACGGCAAGGTGCTGGGTGAGTCCGGCTATGACCAATTTCCGGCGTTGTGTCCCCGATGGCTCACTACGGCGGGCTCTGTTTACGGGCGTGGCCCCGGTGCGAAAGCCTTGTCGGCGGCTAAAAGTCTGCAGCGCCTGCAAAAGCAGATGGGCATCCTCACGGATTATCTCTCGAATCCACCGATTCAATACCCGACAAAGTACAAGGGCGCAATGCAGCTATTCCGTCCCGGCGGTCGCATCCCGGTTGACCCTGCGGACAACGACGTGATTCGCTCGGCTTGGGCAGTTCAGGCATCGCCTGAAATGCTGCAGGCGCAGATCGCAGACGCACGGGCGCAGATACAGCGCTACTTCAATGTGAACATCTTCCAGATGATCGCGGCGAATCAAGGTACTGACCGTACGGCTACCGAAATCCAGGCGTTGGAACAGGAAAAGGTGATGATGCTCGGGCCGGTGCTTGAGCGCCTTCATACGGAAATGCTTGATCCGTTGGTCTCTACGGCGTTTGGATACCTAGTGGAGGCCGACTTGGTGCCTGAACCTCCGCAGGAAATGCAGGGGAAAGAACTCAATGTTGAATACATCTCGGTACTGGCGCAGATGCAGAAAAGTTCTGCGGTGGACGGCGTTATGCGCACGGTGCAGCAGATTGGCGTTCTGGCGCAGATGCGGCCGGAAGCGCTCGACAAATTGGATGTCGATGAAACGATTGATCTCTTGGCGGATATGAACGGCGTTCCGCCGTCCATGATCGTTGCGGGCTCTCGGGTGGCAATCATTCGCAAGCAGCGCGCCGAAGAGCAGGCGCAGCAACAGCAGCAGATGCAGGCGGCGCAGGCGGCTTCCACTATCAAGGATTTGGGGCAGGCGGCAGGCAGTGTCGGCGGCGCGGATATAGCGATGAGTCCCGAACAAGAGCAACCATCTCAGGGCGTGATGTAAGGCCGTCCATAAAGGTTACGGGATGACGGAAACAATGGCAGACACTCGGATGCAGGGCATTTTCGAAGAGGAAGAAGCCCGCGCAGAAGAAGAACGGCTGCGAAAGCAGGAAGAAAAGAAACTCGACAACGCGCTGAAAAGCCTGATGGAAACCGAGTTCGGCCGTCGGGCAATGCACTGGGTTCTCTCCCTTACGGGGCAGGCGGACTCGGTGACGAGTACTGATCCGATGCGAATGATGCTCCTCAGTGCTCGGCGCGATGTAGGGCTTGACATTCTCCGGCGACTTCGCTCGGCCGGGCTTGAAGAGCAGATCAATTCAATGCGAGAGGAAAACAAATGACAGATGCGGCAACTGTTACGGATACCGGTGCGGACGCTGGCGCTACGCCTCCTGATACCGGTACGACTGATCCCGGTGTCGCCGGAGGTACGCCCGCTGCCGCCGATGCAGTACCTCCGGCGACCGGGGGGGCGGACGCGGCCAATGATGGTGGCGAACCTGCGGCGGGTGACGACGGGACGGACAAGGGCGATAAGCCCAATGAATGGCTCGGTGCGCCCGAAGATTCCTACACCAACGAAGGCATCGAAGTCCCCGAAGGCGCGGAACTGAACGACGATGTTTGCGAAACGTTGGCGGGTGTCTGCCACGAAATGGGCCTCTCGCAGAAGTCCTTTGCCACGATCATCAACAAGATGAGTCCGGTGCTGCGGCAGGCGCAGGAACAGGCGCTGGCGTCCTTCAAGAGTGAAAACCTCAAGGCGTTCGCTGCGGACAAGGAACTCGGCGGTGCGAAGGCCAAACAAAACCTCGGCATTGCGGCGAAGGCATTTCAGAAGTATTGCCCGCCGGAGGCGCGGGAGCTCCTCGTAAAGACGGGGCTCGATACGCATCCGGGGATTATCAAGATGTTCTATCAGATCGCTCAGTCGATCTCCGACGACGTTTCACCGCGCGGCAACGGTGAGGGCGGACAGGGAGACCCGTTGGCCCGGTTTTTCAACAATTCCAAGATGAACTAAGAGGAAAGCATGGCTGCTATTGCTCAGTATCCTACCCTTGCTGATGTCGCATCCCGCACGGATGAGAACGGCGAGATTGCTCCGATTGCAGAAGTCTTGTCGCAGAATAACGCTATCCTGCGACATATTCCGTGGCGCGAATGCAACATGACCACGGGCTTCAAGCATTCAATCCGAACTGGCATCCCTGAACCGACGTGGCGCGGGATGTACGAAGGCGTCCAGCCGACGAAGTCTTCGACTGCCTCTGTGGTGGACGTGACCTCTAACGTTGAAAACTACGCTAACGTTGATATTGACCTTGCCAATATCAACGGCAACACGGCTCAGTTCCGCCTCTCGGAAGAAAAGGCCTTTATTCAGGGCATGAGCGATGCCGTCGCTGCTGCTCTTTATTACGGCGACAATGACAAGGATATTCGCAAGTTCACTGGCTTGGCTACGCGCTATGCCACGATGAACAAAAAGGTTCCGGCGTCGCACAATGTGGTTGCTGCTGATGCTGGTTATACCGGTACGGCTGATGGCTACACTTCTGTCTACATTGTTAACTTTGACGAATTCTTCGGACTTTACCCGAAGGGCTCGAAATATGGTTTGCAGCATACAGATAAGGGACAGCAGACTGTCGATGCCCCCGACGGCAAGGGCAAGATGGAAGCATACGTTGACCACTACAAGTGGCAACCCGGTGCGGCTCTTAACGATTGGCGAGCCTGCGTTCGTGTGTGCAACATCCCGATGAAGGATGGCGAAGTTGATCTGCAGTCTGATTCTCTTATCAAGACGCTGATTCGCGCGAAGAACCGTATTCCGGCTCAGTTGCGCCGTCATCAGGTGATGCTTTGCCGCACAGAAATTCAGACGGCCTTGGAAATTGCCGCCTATGAAAAGTCCACGCAGTGCCTCAAGATTGTGGAAGCTGCCGAACAGATGGCGACGCACTTCTTCACGATTCCGATTGAAGCCGACGACGCTATTCGCATCGACGAAGCCAAGATCAGCTAAGGGAGAAAGAACGATGCATGTTGATTTTTTGACCATGTATGCCAGTGAACTGACGCTTTCCGGTGCAAGCAAGGATTCGAAGGTTCTTGATATTGGTAAGGCCGGTATTTCCGAAGGTGTCGGCTATATCTACGTCCGCAACGTCGGTGCGGTGACGGGGCTCGCAAGCGTTGCGCTTCAGGGCAGTTCCGATAATTCCACGTTCACGGAAATCCTTTCCTACAAGCTGACTGACCTCACGGACGGTGGTGGGATCAATATCCCGATTCCGCAGGGCTTACCCCAGTACACCAAGTTGGTGTTTGCGGGCACGTCCATGTCTGGCAAGGTGTCTGCCGGCGTGACGCTCCGTCCGGACAGCCCGCGCGGGAAGCGAATCGGGGATTATGAAGCGAATCGTAACTACGCTGCTTAAGGAGGTGATCCTTATCTCTCCGCTGGTCTGACGGTTGGCGGTGCGCAGTTTTACGGGGAGTCTGACGGCTCCCCGCTTTCATAGGAGGCCCTATGGCTACCGTTGTCGATATTTGTAACATCGCGCTGTCGTATCTCGGCGATACGGGCACGGTGACTTCCATTGATCCGCCCGAAGGTTCTCCGCAGGCGGATCATTGTGCCCGGTTCTACCCGTTGGCGCTTAACCGTATTCTCACTGAAACGGCGTGGACATTTGCCACAAAGCGCACCAAACTCAATCAGCTGAAAGAACCTCCGATTGGTGCGGCCTATGCCTACGGATATCCGTCGGATTGCCTGCAGATTCAGCGTGTATTCGACAAGTCGGGCCGTGACCTGTATTCCTATCATCTTGAACGGTCGGATTACGGTATGGCGATTCTGACGGACGTTCCAGCGGATTGGGTTCGGTATACGACGGCGCTGGTGCCGGCCGAGTTGTTCCCGTCGGATTTTGCCGATGCTCTGGCGCATTTGCTGGCAGCCAAACTCGCAGGTGCAGCGATTACCGGGGCGACTGGTGCTTCCATGGCAGAAGAACAACTGAAGATTTACACGCTGATGGTGAAAGACGCTATTAAGCGCGACGCTTTGCAGGACACTTCGGTGGATATGGCACGAACGCCTTACACGGGTGATATGCGCCTTCCGGAGGAAATGGGAGGCTGGTATGGCCGTTGATAAAGTAATTCAGCTTAGCTTTGCCGGGGGCGAAATCTCGCCGGATATGTATGGCCGCCGCGACGACGTGAAGTATCAGGCCGGGCTTTTGAAGTGCCAAAACTTCATCTGCCTGCCGCAGGGACCTATCCGCAACCGCCCGGGGTTCGAGTTCGTGAACAAAGTGGGTAACGACTCGCGCCCAGTGCGGCTGATCCCGTTCACGTACAGTGCCGGGCAGACGATGATTATTGAGCTCGGACACAAGTACGCCCGGTTCCATAGCTACGGTGCGACGCTGGTGAATGACGACGGGACGGAGTATCAGGTCACAACACCTTGGGATTCTTCGGACTTGTTCTCGTTGGATTATGTACAGTCTGGTGACATTGTGACGGTGGCGCACGAAAACTATCCGCCGACTGAAATTCGTCGCTATGGCGCACGGGACTGGCGAATCGTAACAGTCGAACCCAATACGAAACTCCCGAAGCCGACGGGGGTAGCGGCGGTACGTGCAACGGCTGCGGCTGAAGATTCGAACGCCGACAAGTACACTCAGAAGTATCGGGTATCTTGCCTCAATGCCGACAAAACAGAGGAAAGCGAAGCGAGTGAAGCGGTGAGTGTCGTGGCAAACCTCTACGCTTACGGGACTACGGTCAAGATTAGCTGCGGCGTGATGAAGGGCGCAGCCTTCTATCGCTTCTATAAAAACAAGGGCGGACTTTACGGCTACATTGGCGATAGTGAAACGCCGGAAATCATCGACGACAACATTACGCCGAAGACGGATATAACGATTCGTCGCTTTGATGATGTGTTCTCTACGTCTCGCGGCATTAAGTCAGTGACGGTAACAAACGGCGGAAGCGGTTACACCAACTGCGTCAATGGACTTTTGCCAGTGGAAAACATTAGCACGACGTGGATTTCACGTTCTGGCTACCCTTCGCTTTCAGTAACGCTTATAGATTCGGCCAATACTGGCTACGGCGGCAAAGTTGAGTTGGTGCTTGAGCGACATTCATCGCCCGGAACGTCTTCAAGCGGTAACAGTTATACCAACTACTACACGACGCTGAAAGGCATCCGAATTGTCTCCGAAGGGAACAACTACACTTCTCCGAAGGTGGTGGTTTCCGGTCAGACACTCTCTGCGTTTTTCGTGTCCACAAAAACTGAGACGTACTCGCTCTCCACTTATTCTGGCGTTCCGACGGTGGAAGTGTCCGATAGTACGGGTTCGGGGGCTCAGCTGCGGGCTGTGGTTGAAAACGGGAAGGTTGTTTCCGTACAGATCAGGGCGGCGGGTTCCGAGTACACGGCACCGAAACTGACATTCCGCGGCGGTACGGGCTCCGGTGCTACGGGCACGGCGACGACAGGTGGCGCTGGTGACTATCCTCGGGCCGTCGGGTACTTCGAGCAGCGGCGTATCTTTGCCGGATTGCATTCGGATCCGCAACGTGTGCTGATGACGCGTACGGGCAGTGAGTCGGACTTCAGTTATTCCCTCCCATATCGCGATGATGACCGCGTGAGTTTTCAAATGGCAAGTCGAGAATTCAGCGCAGTACAGCACGTCGTTTCGCTGACAAGTCTGATTCTCCTCACGTCCAGCATGGCTTTCCGCATCAGTCCGCAGGACGGCAGTGTGATTTCTCCGTCGTCCATTGCCGCAAAGCCTCAGAGTAATACAGGATCGAGCCGGGTGATGCCGCAGGTCGTCGGCAATGCCGTTGTCTATTGTGCGGCCCGCGGCGGGCACGTCCGAGACTTTGCTTATGAATATTCGGCGGGCGGCTTTGTGGCGTCGGATTTGTGCCTCCGGGCTTCGCATCTTTTCGACTTCAAAAATGTTTTGGACTCGGCATTGGCTTTGGCGCCTATACCGCTTCTTTGGTATATCAGTTCCGATGGCTCGCTTTTGGGGCTGACATACATTCCAGAACAGGAAGTTTTGGCCTGGCATCAGCATATTACCGACGGTGTGTTTGAGTCCGTGGCGGCCGTGGAAGAGGGCGAAGAGGACCATCTTTACGTTGTCGTTCGTCGTGAAATCAACGGGCAGACGAAACGCTACATTGAGCGGATGACTTCAATGAACGTTGAAAACATCCAGGATGCGTTCTTTGTTGACTCGGGCGGCGTGTATTCCGGAGAGCCGACAACGCACGTTACCGGTTTGAATTGGCTCGAAGGCAAGACGGTTTCTATCCTTGCTGATGGTGCCGTCATGCCTCAACAAGTTGTAACGAATGGAGCGGTCGATCTTGATTCGCCTGCGTCCAAAGTGATAGTCGGATTGCCTTTCGAGGCTGATGCTAAGACGTTGCCGCTCACAATGCAGAACAAGAGTGCGCTTGGTGGGGGCATTAAAAAGAACATCATTCAAGCCTTCCTACAGGTCTATCGCTCGTCGGGTGTATTTGTGGGTCCGGACTTTGACAATCTCACGGAATACAAACAGCGTACGACAGAAATGCCCGGAAATCCGCCGGAACTCAAGACAGAGGAAATTGAGTTGCGCCTCGCGCCGACGTGGCAAACCGAAGGTTCCGTTTGCATTCGACAGGCTGACCCGTTGCCGCTCACGGTGCAGGGGTTGGTTCTTAATGTCTCGACTTAACCGTCCATAAAGAGTCGCCTCGCCCTTCGAAAATGCTTCCGTTAGAAGAGGGGCGAGATTCCCATGCAGGAGTACCACGATTGTTTTCGATACCTTTTTTCCTTCGCGGTGGGTGCCATGGCTCAGTGTCTGATGTATTTGAACTCGTTGGATAAAGCGAAGCCGTTCCTTTGGTGGGAATTCTTTGGGGCGGTAGCTCTGTCGGGGTTTATCGGTTTTCTGATCTGTATGGCTGCGCACTCTTACGGTTTGCCGGACGAGGCCGCGGGGGCGCTTGCTGGGCTGGGCGGCATGATGGGAAAAGACGGCGTGAGCATCCTGAAAAGTTTTTTAGAAAGAGGCGTCCGATGAAATACGGTTTCTTTGACGAAAAGGAGTTGCAGAGTCCGAATGACCCGCATCAGTCTCCTTTCCCGCACGTCGTGCGGGACGAGCTTTTGAATCTTTTGAACCGCATCCGCCGGGAGTGGGGAAGGCCGGTTCTCGTGAATTCCGGCTACCGCAGTCCGGAATACAACGCGACGATCCCGGGGGCCGTGCCTAATTCGTATCACACGAAAGGCATGGCGGCGGATATTCGACCGGATGATCCGCGATTGATTCCGGAGTTTCAGGACTTGTGCCTGGAAATCAACGCTGACGGCGGCGTCGGACTTTACGACGCGTTCGCCCATGTTGACGTGCGTGGTCATCACGCTTATTGGGACTACAGGAGTCGCAAATAATGGAGCTCAAAGACACTGCCGCGCTGATGTGTAGCGATGACTACAAAGATCGCTTCAAGGCGGAGTACCTGCAACTGGAGATTCGCCGAGACAAACTCGCTGCAATGCTTGTTAAATGGGACACTGGGAAATTAGGCTTTACGCCGACTTGTTCCCGTGGCCTTTATACGTTCCAGCTCTACACGATGGACGGCTATCTCGACATATTACGACGTCGCGCGAAACTCGAAGGGGTTGAGTTGTGAAAGATTACGTCTACATGGTGGCGGTCGTTCTGGGCTTCGGCGCGGGGGCTTGGTTGACCTCTGCGCACTATGACCGGGAAATTGCCCTCATGGAGGCGGCGCAGTCTGATGCGCTACGTGCGGCGGAGAGAAAGAATGCAGAAGGACTTTCAAAAGCAACGGACACGATTAACTTGGCGCAGGCTGAGTACAACGATTTGCGTGCTGAGCTTGATCGTGCTCGCGCCCGGTTGCGCCACGCGGACGGTCACGGCTCCGCAGGCGGAGATTCCACAGACGCTCTTAGACGAAGAGTTACCGAGTTGGAAGGCTTGGTTCGCCGACTGGCTGACGCTGGTTCAGAGTGCGGCCGACTTTATCAGCGCTGCGCCGCAAACCACGACGCCCTCACCAAAGTAGTCCGTCCATAAAGTTCTGATCTTTCGGTTTACTCTCGGCGAAAATCCGGGAGTGCCGAATGCCTCAATATCTCCATCCAACCAAACAGACCAGCGAAGGATCTACACAATCCTCCGCGATTTCGTCGTCCGCAAACGCTTTCATGAGCGCAAAAGGTGCGGGCGGCTTCTCTCGATTTCAGCAAGGATTCAAGGTCGGTTACACGTCCGTGATGCAGATCGGCGTGACGTGGCTTGCCTATCGCGCTGCAAAGCAGGAAAAGGCGCTCATGAAAATGAATGCCGACTTAATAAATTTGCAGGCGCAGAGCTACGAGACGGCGGCAGACGACGTGATGGCCGGCGGTGAACGTCAGGCGGCGGCCATTGGGTATGAGGCCGGGCAGGCAAAGTCAACTACCAAAACCCGGCAGGCTGCAGCGGGCGTCCGCGTGGGCGGTTCCGGATCGGCAGCCGAAGTGCTGACCTCCATTGACATTGTGAAGGAAATGCAGGTGAATCAGGTGATGGCGAATGCCGTTGCTGAGTCCTGGGGCTGCCGCCGTTCGGCTGTCGATTACAAGAATCAGGCACTTGCCTACCGTTCGGCCGCAAAGTCTATTTCTCCATGGGCGGCTGCGCTGACCACTTTCAACAACTATGCGATGGACATTATGAATGGCCAGATGGGCGGCTCACAGTCCGGTTCTGGCAAGTCCTCGTACAGCGGCGCAACCTTGAGCGATTTCAAGGATGTTTTCGGTGGCAGTTCCGGTAGCGGCGCTACGTCGTCTGGCTCATCCGGGGCTCAAGGATGGAGCCTCAAGATGCCTTCTAATTTCAGTTGGAGCAAGTAATGGGAACTATCACTGTGCCCGGTAATCCGTATCAGGGCGGCGTGACTCCGAACGCTGTAAGGGGGCTCGGGACGCTTCATACTATGCCGGATTCCAAGTGGCGTACTGACAAACTCGTCGCCGGGGCTACTGATAAGATTGTCTCGGCTGTGGATAAGTGGCAGGCCGAAACCGACAAGACGCTCGTGCAGGACGCTATCAATCAGTCCAAGAGCGAACTCGAAGATTTGAAGTCGAATCCGGAAGAGGGTTGGGGCAATCTCACGGGCAGTAACGCCCTTAACCGCCCTGACGGGAAAAGTCTGTCGGAAGAGTATCTCGAAAAGGGACGCGCACTCTTCGCAAATCGCCGCGGTCAACTGAAGACAGATCGTCAGCGGAAGATGTATGACCTCTATTCGCAGGCGGCCTATCAGCAGTTGGGGGCAGAACTTCAATCCCATATGGTGAAGCAACAGGCGGTATTCGAGAAGGCGACGCACGCGGCGACTTTCAATACTGCGACGAATGACGTTTTAAACGGTGTCCAGTCCGGCGATATGGACAGGGCGAACTCAGGCTACGCCGTTGCAATGTCTGAACTGCAGTGGCAGGCTGACAAGTCTGGCCTTCCGGTTGATGTGCCGAAACTGATGGACACCGTTAACTCGAACGCTATCGGTATTTTCATTGAGGGCAAGAACCTTGCGGCGGCTCGTGCGTGGCTGAAGGCGCACAAAGACGATATGAGCGCTGAGCAGGTCGCTAAAAGCGAAAAACTCATCAAGGCCGGTCAGCAGAAACAGGACATTGAGTACCTGGTGGAAAAGGTGCTCGCGACTTCTGGAAGCGATTCGGACATTCTGAAGGCGACGCACGAGGCCACAAAGGGCACTGATGCCGACGTTCGGCAGGGCGTTACGGTGAAGGTTCGGCAGGCGCTGGCGGCGCGTGAATGGGAAAAGCGCACGGAAGCGTCTGATCTTGTTAATACGGCCTACAAGGCGCTAGACAACAATGAAGAGTTGCCGGTTACGCTACTGCAGCGTTTGGACGAACTTGATCCAGAAAAGGCGGCAAAGGTGCGGGATGCTCAGGCGTCCCGAAATCTTTGGGGCTTGGATAGCGCCGGAGTGATGGATTTCGTGAACTCCGCCCGAACGAAAGAAGCAAAAGCTCTTGGGGTAAAAATTCTGAAGGAACGCGAGTCTGATCCTATCGGTGTCGCAATGGCTACGAATCAGTACGGCATCACCCCGCTCAATTGGCAGAACACAGATGAGCTGAAAGCGCAACTTCAGAAGCGCGTGGAAATGGCGGACGCGATGGCGAAGGATTGGCAGGTGCCGCAACGCCTTTTCTCTAAGCAGGAGGCCGCAGGACTGGTGACGCTTCTTGATAGCTCGCCGATTGAAACCCGCGTAGCACTTTTGAAAACGATTGCTGACACGGCGGGTCCGGACGGGATTCGTATGGTGTCAGGGCAACTGAAGGGAAACAGCAACAAGTACGCTATAGCGATGGCGGGGTTTGACATTGTTCCAGGCGACGGCGGCATTACTTCCGGAGAAATGTACCTGCGAGGCCTTCAGTTAATTTCTGACAAACAAGTGAAGATCGATCCTGCGGCAGTTTTGGGTACAGAGGCGATGATTAAACGCGCCTTGGGCGAATCCGAAGGCGGGCGGGTAAAAGGACTGTACTCTGAAGGTACTCCGTCCTTTGAACTCACTGCGGAATTGGCTAAAGGGATTTACGCGTATCAAGCATGGGCGGGTTCCGCCTCTCCGGACAGTGCTGTGGCTGCAGCTGTCGGCGGCGATGTTGTTACGTATAACCGACGGAAAACCATTCTGCCTAAGGGAATTTCAAGCGTTTCGGCTCTTAATGACTTGGTGATGGCGAAGGCCGTAGAAGTCCGAAAGATGAAGGGGGCGTTTTACGCGCCGGGACTGCTTGACGCCAATGGCAAACAGTTAGCGGGGACGCCCGAAGAAATCGCCTCACGGATGACAAAGATGGACTTGCAGCCTGTCAGTGTCAACCGAGAAGACGGCAGTGTGACGTACCGCCTTATTGCCAATGGTGAGTACGTATATACGCCCGATTTAAAACCTTACGAATTTAACCTCGTCAAGCCGCCGAAAGATGATTCTTTGCCGTTCTATCAGTTTGCTAATGGCGGTTTGGCTATTGAAGGTACAAAGGAAAACTGATGCTCTTTTCTCAAATTTATGACTCTGGTACTCCGCAGTTGACGGAAGATCAGGCGCGGCAGATGCGCATTAACCGTTGGGGTGTGGATACTGTTGGCCCGCGCGATGCGTTCTCGGAGGATTATTCGGATAAGTTCAATACCGTTTTGTCGCCTGATGAGGAAGAAAAATATCAGGCATGGGCGACAGAGAATCACCGCGAAAAAGACGTTTACGACTACGACTTGCGCGGCGCTTGGAAGGAGCTGCAGTCAGGCACGATGTCTGAAGATGAGCGCGGTCACTTGGGCGATAAATACAAAAAGCCGAATCATCCGACTTTCTCGGATCAGTCGATTTACAGCGGTCAGGACGGTGTGGCGGGGGGTGTATGGTCTCGGAATGCTGAGGGGAAGGACGTTTACACCCCGGGGCGGAAACTGTCGTCGGTTGAGGCAGATCGACTGCGCCGTTACTTCCTGCGCAATGAGCCCGGCGTCATGCTCGATCTGAAGGACAAGGTGTTTGAGGAACGTCCGCTTCCGGGCGTCAATATGCCTCTCGGCGTCTTCTCAGGGCTTGGCGATACGTGGAAGGGCATTCCCGCTGCGGTGCTACAGACGGCGAGCTCCGCTATCACGGCTTTTAAGAACACCGGGGCCGATGTTCTCTCCCGTATGGGCAGGGACGAGACCCGCGCCTGGTGGGAGGGGCAAAAGGCGGTCATGGATCAGGCCGCCCGGGATATTCGCGATTACAACAAGGTTCACTTTGAGGTCGATCCCGAAACGATGGGTACGGCTTCTCAGATTGTCTACGGGCTTTTCAAGACGCTTCCGAAGGCAATTGGTTACGGTTTGGCGGGCGGCGTCGCCGGCGGCGCACTGGCTTTCGGCGCTGACGTGGGCATCGATGAGACGAATCGCCTGATGGATGAGGGCGTAGACCGCGACACGGCTATCAATGCCGGCCTGGTGTCGTTCGGGATGAACGCAATCGGTATGCGGCTTCCGGCGGTTCTCGGTGCGAGTCGCGGTATGTCCATGGCGTACGGCGCTGCGGCGAATGCCGGGACGAATGTGGCCGAAGTCGAGGGGATCAAATTCATCCTCGAACATCAGGATTACAACCAACTGGCTCAGCAGTACGACTTGAACGGCGTGGACTTGGCGGTAAGCGCGGTTATGGGTGCGGCCTTCGGCGGGGCGTTTTGGCGCAGTCCTGAACAGATTCGAACGCAGAAGTATCAGGACGCGGCCCGTCTTGTCTACGAGGATCAGCGGACGGCTCTTTTCAACAAGGGGAAGAGTCAGTTCAACTTCGATCAAGCCGGGACGCAGGCGGCGATTAACTCCCGGGCCGTCGTGGCGCTCGCGAAGCGTTTGGGGATTGAGCCGGACAAGGTGCGGGACTTCGCGGCAAAGATCGTATGGGCGGAAGACGGAAAGTCTGCGGAGGTACCGAAGGAAGCCTTCAGTATGCCGGTGACCCAGGGCAAAGAATGGCACATGGGGCCGCAGACGATTGGCCGAGAAAACGAAGCCGTCAATGTGGTTCACATGAACGACGTTCCCGAAGATGGGCGCAAGGTCGCTATCGATACGTTGACAGGGAAACTGTCCGAAGGTGTCAAAAACTCTGACAGTGGATGGGTTCTTACAGGTTCTCGCGGCGACGCCAAAAAGTCGTTGCCTCCGTTTAAGTTCGCAGAGAAAAACGCCGGCTTGTATGACGCCATTGTCCAAAACTTCGAACAAATTGTTTCGGACGCTAAGCTGATCGAATCTCACGCAGACACCCAGCATCAAAACCCCGATGTTCGCGGAATCCACAAGTTTGCAGCTGCAGCTTCTTACGGTGGAAAAAACTATCGTGTTCAGTTGATTGTGCGGGATTATTTGCCTTCGGCCGGTGGTGAGCGCTTGGCGACGCACAGCATCGATGCTGTGGAAGTGGAAGAAATTGGTACCGCAGGCGGGGAGGGGGTTATAGCACCACTTGCACCCACAGACGCTACTAGTGTCCCTCCCGGTGCCGCGCAGTCCCCCGGTGCTGGGGTACCTACTGCGTGGTCGTCTGCTGATACCGTCAGTTTATCAGATTTGCTTAAGGGTTTTGTCCGCGAAGATCAACGCGGGGCGTTTGATTCGGTGGATGATTCCTATCGTGCCGAAGGGGCAGCGTACTACGAACCGCAGGAGTTCAATCAGACGACAGGAGCAGCGAAAGATACTGTCCTCCCTGGTGGCGAACGGACAAACAATCGCTTGCAGGCTGAAAAGGAGTTGTCGCAGAAACTGCAGCAGGATCGCGGGGACGTGCTGTTTCAGCATGATAGGGGTGAAAGCGAAATCCGCGGTTCCTTCAACCCGCAGACGAACACTATCAAACTCACGCCGAATGCGAATCTTTCCACGTTCTCGCACGAACACTCGCACTGGTACCTGACGAATCTCTTTGCGCACGCGGCCGACAAAAACCTTTCCCCGGAAGCGCGGGCCGACATTGACGCCTTGCTGAAGGCATTCGGTCTCAAGTCCGTTGAGGAATACAACGCCCTGCCTTTCGAGAAGATAGTCAAGCTGCAGGAGCAGTACGCAGCTTGGACGGAACGCTATCTCGCTGAAGGTGAGGTGCCGGCAGTGTATCTGAAAGGGATGTTCCGCAACTTTGCTCGGTGGCTGATGGATATGTACCGTGACCTCGTGGGCGAAGGTGCCGGCGACGATGCGGCCAAGAAGGAAATCGGCGAACGCTACAAGGCGCAGTTCGGCGAAGAACTTCCGGAACTTTCTCAGGAAGTCCGTCGGGTGCTTGATCGAATGTACGACGCAGAAAACAAAATGGCGTCCTTCCGGTCGAATTCCAAGCAAGTGACGGCGGCTCGTGTCATTCAGGCTCAGCGTACGAATAATCAAAAGGTTACGGCTCCCCTGCAGAATGGTTCGGCTCCTGACCACTTCATGGCGGCGATTCGCGCTCAGCAGCAGGCGGCTCAGGCGATGAATTCCGGTGAGCAGGTGGACGTTTCTCAGGCAATGAAAAATGCCCCGGTGAATGATGCAGCGGTTCGACAGGGGAAGAACGCCTTAGCGAAGTCCTACCAGATGGGCGACACGGGGACGATTGTGGTGCTTCAGAACCGTGACCGCACGGGCGCAGTGTCTGTCGGACAGATGAACGCCATTGCCACAGCTCCGGACTACACGCGACTTTCTGTCTCCCGCACGACGGATTCCGGTGCGCCGATTGTGTCCTATGGGACGGTGCCTGATTCACAGTATTTGGGGAATACGGAAACTGTGGCCGACGGCAGTCACAAAATTCCGATGACCTATGCCGTGGTCGAGGCGGATTCGGTGCTCCGCTCCAATAACTTTGACGGGACGCCCGTTCCGGAATACGGTACCGATCCTTCCCGGATGCACGCGATAGCGGGTAACGGGCGCATGGCCGGGCTCTCTGAAGCCTACAACCGCGGGACGGCTGAGCAATACCGACAGGACTTGATGGCCGATGCGCAGTCCGTAGGGATCAATCCGGAAGTTGTGGCAGGGATGCAGCACCCGGTGCTGGTGCGCATCATGCCGCCGGAAGCTGTGGAAACGGGTTTTATCGAACGGTCGAACTCCTCGAACGTCTTGGAAAAGTCGGCTCTCGAAACGGCGGTGCAGGATTCGCCGCGGATCCGTAACAATGTTTGGAAGTATCAGTTCGATGAGGACGGCGCGCCGACTCCGGAGACGGCGCGGCAGTTCACGATTGACATTGGTGAACCGAATTCCCTCGGGAAGCCACTTACGGCAGACGGGCGACCGACAGAGACTGCGACGAATCGGCTCCGTGCGGCTGTCTTCTATGAAGCATATCGAGATCGGACGTTGACGTCCCTGGTGGCGGACGATACCGATAAGCAGGGTATCAAGCGCATTTTGAACGCGATGGCGGCTTTCGCGCCTCACGTTATCAACATCCGAGAAGCCTCAAACGGCTCGGTTGACCTGGGTCCGATTTTGGTGGACGTGGTGAACCGCATCCGTAACGCGAAGATCGAAGGGACGCCGCTTGAAAGCATTGTCGGTCAGGGTGACGTGTTCGGCGAAAACCCGGCGGTGCAGCAGCTGCTAGGCTTCATTGCCGAGAATCAGAACTCGGCCGCTGCCATTGCTCGGGTGCTTGAACCGTTCGCAGCTGCGGTGGAAAACCGGCTGAAGTCGTCCGGCAACGGTCCCCAGGGCGGTTTGTTTGGTGAAGCAGAAAACGTCTCGACAGACCTCGCCGATGTTATGGGCATCTTCCGTGATACTCAAAACCGCCTGATTTCTGAGGCGAATGCAGCTATGCGGGAAAGCGGTGCTACCGAAGGTTTCCGCGAGGCGTTGCCGGCGGTGGACGTTGAAACTATGCGGAATACGCTGCAGGCGTTGGCAGAGGCTCAGCGGCCGGCGGAGAAGGTGGTCGAATCGGTCGTTGAAACAGTGGCGGAGAAGCCTGCACCGGAAGCCACTGCGCAGGCGGCGGATGTTGAGACTCAGCAGCAGGCTCATCAGGCACATGAGCAGTCGGTTTTCTCCGAAAACTCAGACCGCGTGCAGGTGGAAAGCCTGTCGGAAATCAACCCGGATATGGTTTACGAATGGCAGGACGACGATGGCAACACCATTCAGATGACGGCTCGGGACGTGCTCGAAACGGACGCGGCCATTGACGCGGAAGCCAATAAGGATATGGCCGCCATGGGTACGGCTGCGATGTGTATCTACAGAAACAACGGGATTACGGAATGAAACAGGAATGCTTAAATCTCATCGGCGAAACGCTGGGACGCACGATTAAGAGCGACGAGGGCGACAAGATCATCGCGGCTATCAAGGCCAGAATGAGCGCCCTTGCTCGTGGTGAAGAATACAAAGACAAGTGGGCCCGGATGACGCTGCAGGATCGAATCATTGCGGCGGCCGGCGATATTGCCAAAGACATTCAAGCGGAGGCGGAAGCCAAGAAAGCCGCTCGATACAAGCAAGTTATCGCGCAAAACCGCATTGTTCGTGAGCTTGATCGTCTCTCGCGTGAGGAAGACATTCACGCCTTCACTGGGGTGGCCCGGATCATGCTTGGGGTCGAACGTTCCGCGAAGGGCATTCAGAACGAGTACCTGTCTTCGATGTTGGATACTCTGAACGGCATTGGCTCAAAGTGGATGGGCTTTGTGGAAAACGAGGCCGACGTGCGTGATTTTGTTCGGCAGGTCTTTGGCGAAGATACTGGGAACGCTCGGGCGAAGGCTGCGGCCGACGCGTGGCTTAAAACCGCAGAGGATATGCGCCAGCGTGCCGTGCGTGCCGGTGCAGAAATCGGCAGGCTGGATTACGGCTACATTCCTCAGTCGCATGATTGGTGGAAAGTCCGTCGGATGGGGCGGGACGCGTGGGTGGACTTCATCATGCCGCTGATGGATCGCACGCGCTTCATTGGCGATGACGGAGCGCTCATGGATGATGCCGGCTTGCGCGAATTGTTGGGCGGCGCCTGGGACAACATCGTCACGTCTGGCAATGTGGAAGACAACCTCTTTGATATTGCCAAAAAGGTGCCGAAACACAATGTCTCTCGATACAAGAAGTATCAGCATCGCGTCCTGCATTTCAAGGATGCCGCGTCCTTCTTGGCATACGAGTCCCGGTTTGGCCGCGGAAGCCTTACGAGTACTCTCGTCGGTCACGTTTCCAAAATGAGCCACGATATAGCCATTATGGAAACCATGGGGCCGCGGGCTGAGGCGACGTTTAAATTCATGAAAAACATTGCGGAGTCTGAAGCGCAGAACGCACGAATGTCCGAAGAATCACGGTGGAAGCTCCTCACAAAGTATTCCGGATGGCAGGGGCTGACTGACGCGAGTATCGACGATATGTGGGCTGTTCTTTCCGGAAAGACGAGTAATGCCGCCGTCAACCGAGAAGGCGTGGCGGACTTTATGTCCGGTTGGCGAAACCTCGAAGTGGCCGGAAAGCTGGGGAAGGCGTTTATCTCCTCGTTCTCGGATATTCCGTCCTACTTTGTAGCGACAGGGTTTAATCGCTTGGACTTCTGGCAGGGACTGCGGTTCCTATTTTCGGCCTATGGTGCCGATTGGCGCGACTATGCGAATCGTGCCGGCTTGATCTCGGATAGTATTTCGTCTGACTTCAACCGCTGGGCTAATGACAACATCGGGCAGGGGTGGACTTCTAAGATGGCGAATGCCACGATGAAGGCGTCCTTCCTGACGGCGTTCACGGATGCGACGCGCCGGGCTTTCGGGCTCAATATGATGGCATCCCTCGGTAAGCTCATTGAGAAGGACTGGGCGGCGCTGGATGACTATGATCGGGCGCGGCTGCAGAATGCGGGCATCGCGGAACGGGACTGGCAGCTGTTCCAAGCGGCCGGAACGGAAGAGCACCGGGGGATTAAATTTCTCACCCTCAATCAGCTAAAGGCGCTTAATCCTAATCCGGACGCTGGTATCACCCGGACTGAATTGGATGCACTACCGGCAAAGCTCCTCGGCTTTATCGTTTCTGAAGGCGAAATGGCGTCCCTGGGGCCGGACTTGGTGACGCGGGCCGAATCTACGCGTGGGACTCAGCGTGGGACGATGAATGGCGAATTCGTCAGGGCGCTATATCTTTTCAAATCCTTTCCGATTGCCATGATGGAACGCCATTGGCGGCGCGCTCAGTTCTTGAACCGTCATGGGAGTTTTGTGGATCAACTGGGGTATGCAGCGGGGATGGTGGTGGCGACGACGGTATTCGGAACGCTGTCGTTGCAGGTGCAAAACCTTCTGAACGGCAAAGACGCTCAGGATATGACTTCCGGAAAATTCTGGCTTGAGGCGATGGCAAAGGGCGGCGGCCTCGGCTTTATCGGTGACTGGCTCGCCAATGGCTTGTCTGAAGACGCACGCTATGGGGCTATGTCGGGCCTCGCCAACTTCGCCGGCCCGCAAATTGGGACTGTTGTTGAGGCGTCAGACGTTATAACGGCCGCGCTCGGCAGTGCCATTTATGACCGAGAGACAAAACCTGGGGTGAAAGCTGCTCGTCTTGTCCGCTCGCACCTTCCGTTCCTCAATATGTGGTACACGTCAACGGCGATTGACCGCGCCTTTATGAACGAGTTCAATGAGTGGATGTCGCCGGGATACCTGTCGCGGATGGAAAAGAAGCTGCGCCGTGGGACTGGACAGGACTACTGGTTGCCGCTTGACAATCTCACGCCGACGCGCGCGCCGAGAATGGCGGATCAACCGAGAAAATAAACTAAGCCCCCGGCGTGCGGGGGGCTTTTTAATTCGGGCGAAATCTACAGAATTAGACGATTTCCAACTGCGTCGTAATGCTGACAATCTTCATCGGTAAGGGCTGGTTTTGCCGGATACAGATTTGTCCGCCGTCGTACCCTGAATCATCGCATTACCACTGATAGAAAAATTGGGGCTTGACAGCCCCGAAGTACCCGGGGTTAAATACCCCTGTTAGCGAGCCAACAAGCTCAACCGTAAACCCGCGCTAGACACAAAAATCTACACACACCCC